CGTAAATGTTAGATCAATTTAAACGAATCGGTGAAAAAATGTTAATGTTCTTGGTTTGTTCTTATAAAACCCTAGTAAATACTAGCAAAATAGTCCTTGACTTTAGGGGTAGAACCTGTTATTATATACGTATGAATAACACAGAAAAACAAATAAGACTACAATTGTTAATTAAAAGACTTGACAATGTGAACAAAACAGTATATAATAACCCTACTATGTCAATGTTCAACCTGTCAAAATTAATTAATAAGATTAACAAAGAACAAAATTTGAATTATAATAACACTAACAAAAGGATAACACTATGTCAAAAGTAAAAGAATATATTGAAACATCAGTTGAGAAACAAGTTGATAAGATTGTCTATAAATTAAAAGATGGTCAAATTGATTTAACAACTGCAGTTGCAGAAGTTAAGAAAATTGATAACCTAGAAATGGTAGGTATCACAGAAGACACGGTTGAAGAAGTATTACTTATGGAGAGCAAATAGTGAGTAAAACTTTCAACGTTTGTTATTTGAGAGAGTATTCGGATCCAGAGGTTGGTGGTGAATACTTTTACTCTTATGAAACGGTATATAGAAATGTACCTATGAAGTTTAAAAAGAAATTCAATGAGAAGACAAAACAAAAGATGGTTAAGTTTTTAGATACTAACTTTAAAGAAACAGCAGAAAACTATCAAAATATATCTAAAGTAGAACTTATAGATGAAGAACAATATTATACAACATACGAAGATATGTGGCCAATTGAAGCTGAAGGTGACAGAAAAATGTGGCAAGATTATGGACAACAGTATGATAGACAATCTTTAAGAAAAGACTATAATAAAAAACTAACAAATAGAAACGTATTAAATTATAATGATAAGAGGTTAAACTAATGAAATATGGTGAAGACAAGATAGTAAAAGAAATAGGTAAGTATATTGAGTCAACTTACGGACAACATTACAGTACAACTAAAGATGGTTTTCAAGTACAAGATATGTTAAGACAGTTAGGTATTGATAAAGATTTTTGCCAGGCGAATGCCATTAAGTATCTTTGTAGATATGGTAAGAAAGATGGTAAGAATAGAAAAGATTTATTAAAAGCAATACACTACATTGTATTATTAATGAGTAGTGAAGACAACAAATAGGAGAAAATATGGACACACAAACAGATATAGTTTTAGTAAAAGAAGATTTAGGTAAAAATCTATACAGAAAGAAAACTTATTACACACTTGTTATTGAACAAGAGGTATTAGCAAATACTAAAGATGAGGCTGATACAAAATTAAGTGATAATGGTATAGATCACTCGCAGATAAACCACGAGATCACAGAAACTAAAGATGGTGTTGAAACCTATATGGTTGACGCCAACTATACAGATTCAGATACAACAGAATATCTTGGTAAAGTATCTTATACAGATGATGAGTATGCTGAAGAAAACGGTGACGTAGAAATAGATCAACATGCTGATGAGGTTGATGTACCAGATGATGTAGATAGTATGCATCCAAGATTAGCAGATGAATTGGGAGGTAAATAATGATTACAGAGGTACAATCAAAACAAGAAGCTTTTGACGAATATATGAAAGAAACTTACAGTTCACACGATTGGAGAAAACATACAGATAGTGCTGTTGTAGTTGATGATAACGTAGATCACAAAGCATTAAAAGTAAACAATAGTAGAGTTATCTTTATTAACCCTAATACGTTGAAAGAAGAAACTGTAGATGTTTCTAGGTTGATAAGAGTATTTGTAAACAATGGCTACGATAACAAAAAAAGTATTAAATGAAAGATGTAACTGTAACAATCACTGTTAATAAGAAAACAATATCAGATGCATACAATCAAGTTGCTATGTTAAATGATATGGGGTTTCCTAACTTTCAAAAAGGCGAACCAATTTCTAACTTAATGCTTGAAGTTATGACAGATTTAAAGAAAAGAAAACAAAAAGTAAGTCTATGGGCAAAACTAATGGGGTATATGAATGTATAGAAATGATGACGAATTCCACCACGCTGATAGACCTTATCAAAAATTAGATGACAAGATCAAAGAATTAAACTCTACAAGAGTCTTTAAGAAAGTTACACCTAAGGGTGATTTATCTTGGTATGTTAAATGGGTATCAGTGGTTTTTGTTATCGCTGGTTGGATGCTACACGCAGTCAATGTATTTCCATACAATATCGCAGTTCAAATGATTGGTGTTGCTGGTTGGTTATGGGTAGGAATGCTTTGGCATGATAGAGCATTGATTGTATTAAACAGTATTGGTGTTGTATTACTTGGTTTAGGATTATTAAAACACACGGTAGGTTTATAAATGAGTAATCAAATACCGGCTAAGATAGAAAAGAAATTAGATATAACTGGCGATATGCAAGTCTTCAAATTCTTTAAGACAGCAGCAAAGTTGTTGAATGACGAAGGCAAAGAAGATGAGGCATTCTACATGGAACAAATGGTTGATTGGTTGAGAAGTGGTAAATCACTACCAACGAGTGAAGAATCAATAACAAAGGCTTTGGGTCTATAATGGCGTATTTTAGGGGTGTAATAACCCTCGAATCGGGTGTGAAATCCTTGTTAGCGTGTCGCTCAGCGACACAAAACCAAGTAAAATCAACACTTTTTAAGGGGTTGACATTTGAATCAATTCCTGTTATAATAAAGACTAATATTAACAATAACAAAGGACAATAAAATATGAGTTACTTATACACTAAAGAACAATTGTTTAATGAGTTTAAAGACGTTACTAAAAAAGATCAAGTTAAGAAGAAAGAGACGTATACACACCGTATCGCTTATCTTATCGCTTTAAAAGAAGATATGATACAAGTACCGAAGAACTTTAGTAATATGTCTATTACAACAGATCAACTACAGAACTTGATTGATGATTGGTCCGCTCCTAATCCGAGAGACGCAATGTACATGAGAGGTTTCGGTTTGACTTACGCTCAGAAAAAAGAACAAGAAGAACTAGAACATTTTATTTATGAAAATGGTGAAAAAAAAGAAGTTAGAAAAACTAAACAAGACTCATAATCAATACATAAGATCGTTAGGTATTATGATTGATATTGATAGTGGTGTAATTCTACAACAGAGACATGGCACACCGATGCCAAGTTATAATTGTAGGCCATCACCACCAACGAGTGATAGAATTTCTGGTAACACTTATAAGAGAGAATACACGAGCACTATACCAGAAGGCAAAACAATTAGTGTTGCGTATAACAAAGGTCCTTACATGATAGTTGATGTAAAAGACTTTAAAACAATGGGAAAAAAAGTATGAACAAATATATAATGATAATTGCACTAGTATTATTTACTACAAGTGCGACTGCGAATGAGACAATAGATAAAAAAGTAACAAACTTTGTTGCTAATGAATGGGTTGAGATAAAAGAATATCAAACGACTCAATGGCAATCAGGTAATGAACAAGTAAAAAATACTTGGACTAAATTAAAAAACTTTATGTGGAAAGTTGGTAATAATGTTACACAAGATTAGTGATTTTTGTTTAAAGATTGATGGTGTCAAAAAAACAAGTGATAGACTATACAATCTTAAATACAATAATCCAAAAACGCCTGAGCGTGACGCTGAGGTGGGTGAGTTAATTGATGATATTCAATCAACTTGTTTATTAATTGCCAAAGATGTTAAACCATATGACAAATAAAGATATACAAATACAAAATCTTCTAATACAGAAAAAGAATTTAGAAGAAACATTAGAATGGAAACATAATAGATTCCACGAAGATGAATTGTTTGAGATTAATGATACATTAACAAAGTTAGGAGTAACTACTGATGCGAATAATATTATTACTATTGGTTAGTTTATTAGTAACTAATTGTCAAGCGACAAGATCAAATGTAGGCGCAACACTAGGTGCTGTAACTACCACTGGCGCTTGTGTATCAATGGGTCTGAGTGACCCGTATGCGATTGCTGGTTGCGCTGTTGTTGGTGCATTTACTGGCGCAGAGGTTATGTATAATTCAGATTATGATGTCCATAATGCTACGTTTGTAGATCATTTAAACCATGGTAACTCTACAAGTAGTTACACGAATTGGTTTAATCAAAAGACAGGTAATAGTGGTATCATACATACGACAAGATCATATAACAAGGGTCCTATCAAATGTAAAGATTATAGTGCGACTGTTGATATATCTAACAGATGGCCTCTTGTAGGTGTTGGTGGTGTCAATAGAAATACAATTTTTGGAATAACTTGTCAAATGCCAGATGGCAGATGGGTAGAATGGAAAGGTCAATAATGAATATAGTTGCAATGAACAAATTAATGTTTTACACAATCGTTTTAATACTCTTTAGTACGTATGTGTTTGGTAATGAGAATGGCGACTTGTCAGGAACGACATACCCTTCAGATAATGTAAAAGTTATAGAGATATTAGATAAGATAGAACAAATAGAAAAAGAAGAAGACAAGGTTTATTGGAATAAGATAACAACTGTGAAACCAAAGAATGCGGCTGATCAGTATTGTTACGTAAAAGTTATTATCAAAGAGAGTGATAATCAACTTATCAAGGAAGAAATTTTGGAGTGTGCAGATGGTAGAAAACGAGTCGATGGACCAACTTATTGGGAACTATTCGCTGAGTTTTACTATACTGATATGGCACAACCAGAATACTGCCGAAGATATAGTCGGAACAAACATGCCTTTAAAACACCAGGAAAAGTATGTTTAAAAATAAATGGTGAATGGGAGACAAGATGATAAAAAATATAATCATAGTCTCATTAGTTATAGTTGTTGTGACAGGTATGACAGGGGCTGAGTTTTTAGATCATATAGCTTTAGCACTTGACAAAGCGCAAGAACTAGTATATAATGTAAAAAGTGAGGTTAAATAATATGAACAAATATGTAAAAATAATGGGTATAATTACCCTATCTTTGTTGATGACCAATTGTGCGTCTCAATATAAGATTAAGACAGAGAAGTCTAAAACATTAAATGAAGTACCGAAGTGGTACGTTAATGACTTTTCTGATAAGAAAGCGTGTGACACGCCTACGTTTGGTAAGAACAAAGATAAAATGTGTATCTTTGGTGTTGGTACTGCGGTATCTCCAGACTTACAACTTGCGATAGAGAAGGGCATGATGGTTGCGAAAGCAGAAATGGCTGACATTATCAAAGGTGAAATGAATAAGTCTTCAAAAATATTCATTACTGAACTTGGCAAACAACATAACAAGACTACTGTGTCAGAAGTTGAGAGTACAATTGTCAACTTAATTACAAAGACACCAGTAAGAGGTTATGAAATCTTTGCTAAAGATATAACTATGACTAAAAATGGTTATTACAGAGTGTGGATTGGGTTAAGATTACCAATGGGTGATTATAACAAAATGTATAACTTTACAATATCAGAAGCTGTTGATGCTTACAATGTAAAATCAAAAGCTGCGATTGCGTTTCAAAAGTTAGAGGAAACATCAAATGAAGATAGTAATTTACAGTAAAAATAACTGTCAGTTCTGTACCAAGGCGAAGCAACTTGTTAGTAAGCTTGGCCTTGAATACGAAGAAAAGTCTTTAGAGAAAGACTTTGGTTCTGATCCTGTTAAACTAATAGAAGATATTGGTAAACAGGTGAGAACAATGCCACAAGTTAAGATTGACGATAAGTTAGTCGGTGGTTACAATCAATTAGTAGAATACTTTGCCGATAAAGGTTTAGTAAATTTTAAGGGTGAAAAGATTGACAAAAGATAATATTATATTGTTTCCACAAAATAAAATTGTGGAGAGATCAACTGCTGGTAAAAAAGTACCTAGTAAGAAAGATCAAAAGTTTTTAAACGAACTTGCTAAACAACAAACCAAAGAGTTTGTAGAGACAAGCGTTGATGATATAAGTATGAATTTATTGAAAAGTTTTTATAATATGGGTATCAAAACAGAACGAGGTGAGTTTACAAAAGACTTGGCTATGTTAGTTGATACAATGAGAGGTTTGATATACAGAGACTTTAATATGAAACACCCATCACAAGTATTAGCAGAGAAGATGGTAGAACTAAAGATATTAAAAAGTGGCACTCAAAGTGCGAGAATAAACTACGACATATTCCATAAAGGTGTTAAGACAGTACCTTTAAATCCAGAGATCCGAGAGGAACTAAAAGATGGCCCAAATTGGTTAGAGCCAGATGGAGACACAGACAAATGAATTCGCTAAGAATCGCCTTCGCAGGTTGTAAAATAGTTAAACTAACAACTGAAAATATATAGGAGTATATTAATATGTTAAATACAATAAAAAACTTGTTTGGTAAAGATGAACTAGTAAAAGTAAAAACAGTAAAAAGAACTGTTGCAACTGAAACTAGAGGCAGAAAAACTTTATCGAAAAAACAAAAACTACTTAACTTACTATCAAAAGGTGGTAATGTTGCTTGGACTTCAATTCAAAAGAACTTTGAATTAGAGTCACCAAGATCAATGATTGACACTCTTAGAGCTGAAGGTCACATGATCTATGGTAACAGAGTTGCTGGTAAAAAATACTACAGAATGGGAACTCCAACAAGAGCTATCATCGCTGCTGGTATCAAAGCGTTATACGGAACTCCGTTCAAGTATGATAACCACACTGTTTCTGTAAAGAAATCAGACTTAATCGCACTTGATGCGTAGTTAGAAAGCTAGATGGGGCGCTTCGGCGCCCTTTCTTATTATGGATTTACAACACGGATTACTGTTTCTCTTTTTAAGTGTTAGTATTACACTAACAATTTTA